AATTTTGTTTATATTTAATTCATTACTACATTTATAACATATATGATTATTTTCTTCCCATTCTTTTTTAGTAATTTTTTTAGTGCATATTTCACATAACATATCATTCACCTTCAATTTCTGGTGGTGGTGGTATTGGTTCTATTATTGAAATTTTAAATGCTCTATTATCTGTTATAATATCCATTATTGTAGCACTTCCCCACCTAAATAATAAAATTCATAAAAATCAGTTGCTATGAATGTATTACAATATATCTCATTATCATATAATTCTGGTGAAATTATTACTTTACTACAAGTTATATTTGACATATTAGAAAATCCAGTATATAATTTACTACAATAGATAATTGATGGCTCATCTGATAATTGTATTCCATCAACATAACAATATATCCAATATCCTCTTGTTTTTAGTAAGTAATTTGTTGACACATAACCATTATTAGTATATTCCATTACAACATTTGCTATTAAATTATTATCTATTGCATCATTCCAATTATATGTATTATTTTCATAATTAATATATATACTTGTTTTGTTTATATTATCTGGCATTGAAACTAATTGCCATCCAGAATCTAAAGTAAAGTTTCCAATTTCACTAAAATTACTACTAAATGATGATGGAACTAAAGGTGTATCAGGAAGTCCTTCTCCATCATCAAGATTTAATGCTAACCATCCAAGTATAGATAAAAGCATAATAAATGTTATTATTGAGATTACTAATAATATATTTTCGTATAGTTTATTTTTCATACCCACACCTTATTTTATATTCTGTGCTTTTCCAAATGGCATCTGGATATTTAACTACCCAGATACCTAATGGAAAAACAATTTTTCTTTCCTCTCTCATCTCCATCTTCCCATCTTTCCACACTTCTGCGTATATTTTGCTATTGAATGTAAAGTATAACAAGCACGATTCTATATTAAATTCTATGCCCTTGAACACTTGATTTACATACTTCACAAACAAAATAAATAGCAAAATATCCCATCCATTTATTCAATGTATCCAATTTTAACAATAACATCTATATTGCCAACACTATCAAAACTAATCAAATGCTCAATATTAGTTGTGCTATTAGGTGTTAATGTTAATTCTTTCCTATCTAATACTACACCATCCGATGTTTTTACCTCACAGAAGCACATATCTTCACCACCTTGATTAAAAACATCATAGTTTATTGCGATTGTTTCATTAATATATCCGAATGATGGGACATCTAAATTCTGTATTACTACATTTGCGTGTTCTCTAATTTCTATTGTTATTGTTTTCCTATCTGTTTCAATATCCATTTTTATTCCTCATTTTTCTTTTTATAATTAAATGCATCACCACGGATTACATCACCTTCACATACACTATATTGTCCGTGATACTTACTTGATTTTAATGTTTCATTTTTAATTTTAGATACTGCTTTTCTTTCTTGTTCAAAGTTTGGTTTGTTATTTTTAGTTTTCATATGTTCTACATTTCCAATATGACTTGGTGATGTATCATATGTTCCTGTTGGTTTTTTAGTTTTTATTCTTCCGTGTTTTTTCATATATTCCATTGCTGTATTATATTTATCTTCTTGTGAATTTATTTCAGATTCAGTAATTCTTTTATTACCATCTTTACAATCATCACAATATTTTTTGTTATAGTTTTTTGCTGGTGTGAATTTGCCACATATAATACATCCAACACCAACAGTAATTTCTCTATCATTTCTTACATATTTTTTTTGATTTTGTTTAGTTTTTAGAAATTGACACCAATCGCATCTATTAGCAAGACTACTTATAACTTTAGACTTTCTTAATTCTTTACCACAATCTACACAATATTTCTTTTTATTTAAATATTGTGGTGGATTTCTTTTTTGAGATGATTTTAATTGTAATTTTTTTCTATGTTCTTTTTGACATTCACTATGTCTTTGTTTATTAGCACAAGTTCCATTAAGTTCTTCACCTATAATTTCACCACAAGATAAACAAACTCTACCAACGATAATTTCTTTAGTAGATAATGATAAATCTCTATACCACGGAATACCTGCATCTATTGTGCTTTTCTTTCTTTTTACCATTCAACATCACATTCCATTTCATCTAATCTATTAACCCATATAGAAGATAATCCATCTATCATTTCAGTAGTTCTTTTTCCAATATCCCAATCATCATAAATTTCATCTAATATTTTTAAAGCAATTATATGCCGTCTATTTAAATGATACCTATAATGTTTATCTAAATCTTTTTTCCATTGTTCCCAATCCCAATCATTAGGTGGGAGTTTACTACAATCATACCACATTATATCACATTTTTATTACATCTTTTGCTAATTCTAAAACTTTATCTAATTCAATAACTCCATCAAATCCATCACCATAATTTAATCCAAATATTTCTATGCCGTTTACTGCATTCATAGGATTATTAGTTGGTTCATTAGATATACGAACAGATAAATAGCCCCATCTATATCTAATATATATCATTTTTCCATTATCTAATGTGCCTTCCCATTGACTTGGACACGCAGAACAAGTCTTTTCTATTTCTTTAATTTTATATACCATTTTTTTCACCTATATCATTAAAGCAATCAAATGAGATTTTGCATCTTCAAGATTATTAAATTCTTTAATATAACTATCTTTAAGTGATATGTGTTCTTCACTACATACTACACATTTTTCATTAACATCTAATATTTTATTTGTCCAAATTACTACTGATAAATCGTTAAACAAATCACTATCAAATATACATAATAACTTTTTATTATCAACACATTTAGTTAGTATATAGACAGGTGGTAAATTATCTCTAACTCTATTAATAATATAATACATATTTAATTTAAATTCCATCTTTTCTTCACTACCTTACAAAAGTTATATATATGTATCGTTCCGAATATATAATAAAACCAAACTAATAAATAGCAATTAGTATAACTAATTAAAAAACCAAGTAATCCTATTAATGATAGATAAGTCCAATAATAATTTGGTGTGTTAGATATAATATCATATACTTTTTTTGTAATAATGCTCACCTTTATACATATCTTTATTATGTAATTTTTTATGCTGACTTCTTTCTATTTCAAGTAAGTTATCAATACTATTATTAGTTTTATCCCCATCAATGTGATGAATATCATATCCTTTTTTAGGTTTTCTACCATAGTGTTCAAGAAACACTCTTATATGTTGACTAATTATATATGGTTTATTGTTATCAGTAAACCACAATTCAATTATATATCCTGATTTAGAATTAGTCCAACACTCAACGAAATCTTTTAGTTTCATAGTAATCACAATTATTCAATATAATTTTTAATAAATTTTAATGCTTTTTCTTTATCTTTATCTGAATATATACTATCAGTTCCACCTTTACCTTTATGTAGAAATACAGTCCATTTATCTTTTTTTTCTAAATAGATTATATCTTTATTTTTAGTATTAACATACATCGTTAATACACCCATTCCACTATACATTTGTTTCCACATAGTTAATCACCATAATAAAGGCACATTTTTATAGTGCCTTTATCGTTCTGATATACCTATTGTCATTATCAAATTTACAATAACACCAAGTATTAATGTAGCAATAACTTCTAACCAAGTTAGCCAAGTATGATATAGTCCTGTAAATTCAAATAGAAATGGAATTAACCAGAAGAATATTATACATACCTGTGCTATGAATCCAATCCCATATGGGATTATTGATATTAACAAAGATATACCAAGTATGCTACCAAAAATTACTATACCAAATGCCCCATCTAATCCACCATAGACAAAATATCCTAATGCTGCAATTAATAGCGAACCAGATATACTATTTGAAATTATCTCACTAACATTTTTATTTTCATTTTTATCTTTTTGCATAATCAAATCCCTTACCTATGAAATATCCTAATAATAATGTGAATAATGCTATTAACAATGTTAATAAGTTAATAGATATAAATGAACTCACATCATTTGATATTCTATTAGTCATTTCTCCAAAATTCATAATCCATACAGATAGATAGCAAATTGCTGATACAATAATTATACTAAATAAATAATTTGATAAATCTATATCTGAACCTAAACTAAATCCAAGTAAGAAATACCACGAATATATACCAACAATTGCTATCCATCCACAGATTATAGTTAATACTTCTATAATCATTTTATTCCTTCTTTTAATTGTTCATTTATTCATTCATCAATAATATCTGAAATATCTATATTATCAAATGATGGTAGTGATACATTAGCATCCGTAGTTCCATTCTGCCATAGATTAAGCAACCAATCATCAAATTTATCCCTAACTCTATTAGAGATTTTCTTAATTTTATCTTCGTATTTATATTTAATTACTTTCCATTCTTTTCTTAATGGAGAATAATCACCTATATCACATATATAAAGTCCATTGATGTTAATATAAATATCCGTTCTTTTAGACCAATTATTATATCTTACGCTGGTATCTACTTTCCCATCAATATTCTTATTGATATAATCTAAATAGTCCTTTCGATGTTTTTCCAATAAATCATTATATGTTGCTTGTAGTTCACTATTAAATGGCTCTATTAGTTCATTAATTTTTCTATCAACTTTTTCTTCGCCTTTTGCTCTTAATCCATCATAAATATATTTTGGTATTTTTCCCATATTCATAACCTCAACATAAAATTAATTTATGATAGGATACTGCCTATCTCATCTTCACAACTCAAGCACTATTTATTTCAGCATTTATTTATACATAGGGATTAGACATCTTCCTATTTTCACCACTGCTGAAATGCCTTATATAAATCTACTGGGTAAGGTTAATTCAACAAAAAGGGTAAAACCTATATGTATCAACATTTTTTACTTGGGATAAAAATCCTAAACCCACAATATCTTTTAATTTAACCCAACGCATTTTTACAACTTAATCTTTGTGTTGCCCTATGTATTTTAATTCTACTGTAAATAGCACTATCGAACAATCACTATTCCAGAAATCTATAATGCTAATTATTGTTTAAGGACAAATTGTCCCATAGCAGTATAGATTTGTCCGTCAATGACAACTTGACCATATAACTTAATCATATCGTTGCCACTTTGGGATTTCATTTTATACCCACTAAAACTATCGTTCAATTTCACTTGAACTTTTGGGTATCCTTTTCCTGTTTTTGCGTCTAATTCTACTGTTGTGTTTGCCATAATATATACCTCCGTTTATATTTTATATATGTCTTTTTAAGGTAGACTAACCTGTTACATAAGTAACTATAATTTATTATAACATTACATATTCTAATAATGTTCCTATGAACTTAAGCAATTCTTTTTGTGTCATTTCTACTTCATCCATATAGAATATAAATGATGTGCCTTTATCTTCTCCACCCCAGAATCGCTTTATATACATATTATGTTCTTCATATATTTCTGTTCCCATATTTTTAATCACCTTTTATTATAGTATTTTTTCCTACATATAGGACACATTAAATATCCTGTATACTTCATAGGATTGTTATATTTTTTATTTATACAAATAGGCGTAAATATAAAAAATAATATACAACATATTGGATAGTTATAGTTCCTTCCTGTTTTATACCAATAGATGCTATATTTTTTTATATCACTAATATAATTATGTAGCATATAATACTTACATCTAATATTATATAATAATTTCATAGTGCAGGGTATAGGAATCGAACCTATTATAGATAGCCATCAAATCTAACTATATACCACATATATCTATTGTCTATGTAAGAATAGATATATATAACCCCACAAGTTGAGAGATAGGATAATAAAGGACTACTAATAGTGTAGCCTAAAAAATCTAAGATATATTATCCTATCGTTATTGTGTTTTACCACAACCATGCTGGTGAGTAGTGCCTAACACTCACATAGGTAGATATTACCTACTAAAGACATCAATTTAATCTATATATAAATCTCCCAAATAAATATATAGATAGCACAAAATAAATTAATAAATAGATATATTAAATGGGAAAAGATAATTAATATATCTAATAATTAATTAAATAATTAAATAAATAATTAAATAATTAATCAATCAAAAAATTTTGTTGCCACTTAATTGCAAAAAATGCACATCATATTTAAAGATTTCGGAAAACTTTAAATACCATGAGTCCAAAGTATTTAAACCTTTCGATTTTCTTCTACTCTTATTAAAATAGAAATGCTATCATTAGATACTATATCATTAGAGAAATAGATTTAATTCTAATACTAATATAGAATCTATTATCACTAAAGAGAAAAAGAAGATTAATAATTAATATTAATATAAATATAAATATAGATAAGTAATACATAAAGATTAAAGAAAGTTTAATCTAATTGATTAACCATAGAATCATTAATGGTAAGTAAGGTATATTCTTGATTTAAATTAAATATAAACTAAAAGCAAAAAATAAAAAATTCCTTTACTATTAAATAATCTATAAAATATACTAAAATTTAACTACCCTATACTCTACCATTCATATTATAATTTAGTTAATAGGTATTAAAATATAGTCGTCATATATAAAAAAAAGTAATAGGTATGACTAAAAATTTGATATATCAACCTATTACTATTAGTAAAAAATAAAAAAAATAATAAAAAATAGATGTCTATAAGACATCCACATATTCGCCACTATTTATTTTTCGTTGTCTATCTAATCGCCATTGTTTCACTTGTTCAGAAGTTATATTTCTACTATTAGTATTCACATCACGATTAACTTTAGTTAATGTATATTCATAATCAATCAAACCCATTCTTTCTATATCAAAAATAGTATTATATAACCACTCTACATTATACTTACAAGTTCCGTTTTTATGATAGAAGAATGGATGATAGGATTTAATGGCATTATATAGATATTTCAGCATATTTAATACATCTAATCCAGATATAGTTTTTTGTTTATTAGCCATATTTCTTATCTTATAGGATGGCACATCTAAATTAAATCTTACATCTAAATTAAATCTTGCATATAGATAAAAAACTTTAGTTACGAAATGATTATCTAATGGTTTATATCTATTGCCGTCTTTATGTTTGATGTGTGTTTCTATGCAATTTGCTCTATACTGTAATCTATCTTTGCCATCTGCCATCATTTTATAGGATATATGTCTACGGAATGGATAACCTAATGTTTCTTGTGGCTTTTCCACTCTATTAATATTATTAGTTGTGCCTATATCAGATGCTCTATATGTGATAATCTTCTGGTTGCGACCTGTATCTATATCTTTATCATATCCGTAATTAGTTACATCATAGGAACATCCTTCTCCTATTAATCGCTGTTTCACACTATCATTAGGAAATACTCTACCTATGAAGTTGTGGTTTATATTCTGTCTGCTACTATACTCTATTTCAGCATAGCGTTCTCTTTCTTTTATTTTAGATATAGATTTGTCTTGTCTTAACTTTTCTATCATTTCTTTTACTTGTTCACTCATTTAACTCACCCAACCTAATCTATTATTGTTATAGTATTGTAGTCTATATTCTTCATAATCTTCTTCTGCTTGTTGTTCTTCTTTGCATCTATAAAAGATACATAGGATAGACATATCATATTTATCGCCTATATATTTACTATCTTTTACTATATTTTCTTCCATTTATATCACCCCATCTATATAGGATATTATTTCTTTATAGTTTTCATGGTCAATTTCGCCATGTAACATTCGCCATAGGATACTTGTCCTAATTGTTACTAATTGCTTTCTGTCCATATCAGTAGTAAATCCTATATCATCACGAACTGCACTAATATAGGAAATTATTTCATCTTCTGTTAGTATTCTGTCTGCGTCATAGTCTATATCAAACTGCCTTACAACACTAATTTTAGGTGTTATAGTAACAGTAGTTTTGCCACCATCTATGTTTCCGTATTCTATAATGATATTTCTATTATCTTCTGTTATACTATCTAATAGTATATCATTTATTGTTCGATATTCGCCATGAAAGTAGATTACACTACTATCGTCATCGCCTGCTTCTATATGCCTGTTAGATGTTGCTGGAACATCTAATACCTTTTTACTTGACATCACCCATACAACTTGAAGGGGGTTTAAATACTTTTCGGTGTCTATTCATAGGATTAGGATTAGTATAGTATTTGTAGTAACAGGGCATATTGATAGTACTATATCTAATTCCTATATATAGGACAGATTGTATAATTTATTCCTATATATTAGACATAGTGTTACGATATTATAAACACCCTATGCTATACCATTAGATTAATAATTTACCATTAGATTAATAATTCTGGCTATGAGTTTCAATAAATAGTCATAGTATATACTAAAAATGTCATAGGTATAGTGTAAAATTGAAGTTGGTATAGTAAAAATTTAGCAGGTAGATAGAATTGGGGTGAATTAATAGTATTATTATCATTAGTAGTATTAGTATTAGTAGTAGTAGTAATATTAGTAGTAAAAGTATTAATAGTATTAGTAGTAAAATAGGTGGAAAGTATTAAGTAGTATATATATTAAAATTAGTCACTACTACTATTATTATTCCTATCACTATTACTACTACCACTACTATTAATATTATATTTCTACCACCTATCCTACTTCACATAGATTTATCGCCTTTTAGTTTGCACCTATTAATAGATTAATATACTATATACTATCATAGTGCCTAAATCTCTCCTCTGCATAGTATTAGAATCCTTTTAGTTCCGTCCATAGTAATAGATATATAGTTATATCCGTATGTATAGGTGTTTTATATCAGATATGGGATGAATTTTATATCAGATTTGGTATCTTTTATCTGGTTTTAAGGATGTCATTAACATATTTGTTATAACACATTTGATATGAATTGATGATTAGGCGGACCCCCCATTGCTGGGCGGACCCCCAAGTTAGGCGGACCCCTCAAATTCCACCGATAAAAAGATGAGGGTCCGCTCAAATATATGGAATATGAATAAGAATAGGCGGACCCCCTAAAAACGACCACAAACTATATAAACCCATAAGACCATACAGGTAGTATGACGTCGGAAGTGATTGACAAGGTATCAATCAAGGATACCTACGAGAATAAGGCTGGTGCCAAGAAAACAAGAACCATAACTGTTCGCAGTATGGTTAACGATGGCAGTGAGTTCATTAATATTCACTGTGGTCGTGGCAGTGTAAACTTGCCTAAGGACAAGGCAAGTAAGGTAGGCAAGGCTTTAACTGGTCTATCCTGGAAAAAAACGGCTAAGAAGGATAGTAAGATAGCCGACCTGGAAAAACAGTTAGCCGACCTGAAAAAACAATTAAAAAAGTAAGGGGATTTCCCCTTCTTTATTTTTTTAGTTTTTATTTATTAGGCGGACCCCATTTTATTTTTTTGTGTGATTTTTTTATGTATTTTAGGCGGACCCACATATAACAAAAACCAGTAAATCCTAGGCGGACCCCCTAAATACCATCAACCGAAAACTTTATATACCCATAAGCCCATTACTATATTGTATGACTAAGGCAACAAGGGTTGATTTATCAACCATCGATGAAAGCCAACAACATAAAATATTTGGTTGGCAACCATATAAATATGAGTGATACAACAATCACTCTTTTTTCTTTCTTTCTATAAGATTCTAGGCGGACCCCTTGACGAGGCCAAGGCCTAGGCGGACCCCGTTCAGACCAAAACCTTTATATATCCATAATACATATATACTAATGATAATATGACATATGATAAATACGATGAAGAAGGCCAAGAAATACCGTTGATTGATATAATACCAAGTAAAAGAAAACAAGATTGGTATTCTTGTAAAATGTCAGGTATTGGTAAAGTATGCACAGAAGAAAAGAATATAATGAAATTGGAAGAAGAAGGTTATGAAATAATTGAAATATATTATATAGCCGAGGCCAATATTTAATTTTTATTTTTTTTATTTTATTTTTTTATATTTTATATTTTTTTGTATATTTTTGTATTTATGTAAAAACACCATTCGGGGTCCGCTTAAATAATAGATGAATTGGGCGGACCCCCAGATCACCGAAAGACTTATATACCCATATGACTATTACTATATTGGAGCAATATGGCATCTGAAACATTAGACACTATAAGTGTCAAGGAAAAATACGAAGCATCAAACGGTAAAGAAAAAACCCGAACCACCACCATCAAGGCGATGGATAATAATGGTTCGTTGTTCATCAATATCCATTCTGGGCGTGGTTCTGTTTGTGTCAGTAAAGACATGGTGGAAAAAGTGGCCAAAGCCATGAATGGCGTTTCATGGAAAAAGAAGGCCACAAAGGCCAAAGATAATAAAATTGCATCTTTGGAAAAACAATTAAATGATTTGAAAAAAGAATTGAAAAAGAAATAATTTTTCTTTTTCTTTTTTCTTTTTTTATTTTATTTATTTATTTATTTATTTTATTATTATTATAATATCAATATAATAATACAAAACAATTGATATGGGCGGACCCCCTTCGGTGGATAATTCAAGTAATCATTGGGCGGACCCCCTAATCAAATAAAGTAGATGGATCGATCCGACTATCAATAAAGATAAAAAAAGGTAAAGATAACTTAATAATAAGTTACCTTAAAGAATGTTTTAATTATTGGTCTGGAAACCATTTTACCAGTAGTCTTACTTTTAAACCTTCTTAATGAAGGTTTTTGATACCAAGTTAGTTCGCCATCAACCTTCTTTTTAAATTTTAATGCTTGTTTTCTATTTTTAAAGATTTTTGTTTTCATTATTTCATCTCCTTTAAATTTTTACTTAATTCAATCATTTGTTTATTTATTTTATTTAATTTTTCACAACTTAATAAACAATCATTTATCATAAGATATTTTTTTCCTCTTATTATAATGGTTTTCATTTTTTTCATCTCCTATTTTTTTATTATAAATAAAGAAAAAATTATTGGTTCAATAATTTATGAACCATTTTATGTTGTTTAATTGTTAAACAAACTAAATTGTTTTTTGAATCGTTTAATTTGTTTTGGTCAGCATGATGGATTTCAAATATGTTATAGTCAAAAAACATTCTTTTAAATGCAAGTGATGATAAGTTTTTTGAATTATATAAGAAATACATACACTTGGAAAAGTTTTTTTGACTACCTTTTAATCCTTCGTTATCGTGGTTTTTTTCTGTTTTCATAAATCGTATTTTATGCCTTTTTTTAGTTTTATTGAACCATAAAAAACCTGAACCGTTACGGGTTGGTATCCTTAATTGAATACCGAATGATGCAAAAGATTCAATAAAATCTTTTAAAAATGCATCAATGTTTTTGTAGTCTGAAATATCTTTTTTCAGAAAATGGTTTTTCAGATTTGATTTGTCAATTATTGATTTTTGAAATTCAACATATTTTTGGGGGTCCGTTGAATATTCTTTTAGGATTGCATCAGCATCTATTTTTTGATTTTTTGGTTTTGGTGTCATACTACCTTAATGGATTTATGAGTATATAAACCTTTCGGTGTAAATTGTAATCATTACAGTTTAGAAACGATTACAAAAAATTAACAATCGTTAATTTTAAACATATGGAAATATTAACAATTGTTAATCGTTTTAGCTTGCTTAGTGATAAAAATATCAGGTAACTTTAACCCATTTTAGACCCCTAACGTCCTTATCTAACCACCCCTAACACCATACTTAACCCTCATACTCTAAACCGCCATCCATGCCTCAAACTCAAAAAATTTTAGCAGTAACACACCCAAATATCCATTTAGACCGAAAGCTTTATATAGTAGGACCACATTTGCTCTTGGACTATATATATTGAGAGAATACAAAAATATATACATTTATGTATTCAATAATACATTTATCAGGAGAGTCAAGTACGACGGGAATAGGTGGGTAATCAATTTATTATATAATTAATTATAAGGTGATATTAAATGACAAAACAATGTAAGATAAAGAAATGGGGACTTGAAGATGAAGTCAAATCAATGTTAGATGAAGGTAAATCTAACTACGCTATTGCTAAACATATCTCAGAAAAATATTCTGATGTTCCCGAATTAGCTAAGGTCAATAAGATGACTGTAGGCAGATACGTAAATAAACTTGATGAGAATAGATTAGAAGGCAAACTTGAAAAGATTAAAGATCCAACACAAGTTGTTCAACAAGAATTCAATCAGAGAATGAGACAAAACATACTAGATGCAGAAGCAATGAATAACTTAGTAATGGAATATAAAAATAAAATTAATAGTGATGACTTAGATACAAAAGATTTAAGTCAAATGTTGAAGGCATGGCAAACAGCTAATGACCAAATGAGAAAGAATTTGGTGTCTATACGAGAATACACGGATCATCATATTATCAAACCAACACAAAACATAATTTATAAGAAAGAAGTCAATATTAGAAACACACTACTTGATTATGCTAGACAACTCTGCCCGGACTGTAGAAAGAAAGTTTTTAAAATGTTGGAGGAAGAATCTAATGAATTATAAAAAACCATTCTGGAAACCAGGTGAAGGATTTGATTGGGAAAAGACTGCTAAACATTTTTTATATGGTTTAGTTTTAACTGTAATGGCAGCTGGTCTTGCTTGGATTATTGAATATGTAGAAGTATTACAATTACCACCTGAATATGCAATATATACCGGTTTAATCATTTCGATACTTCAAGGAGTATCAAATATGGTAAAACACTGGAAAGATGAATACAATCAAATTGATTAAACAAGTATGTGTTAGTATAATGTTGTATAATTTATGGAGGAAAATATATGATGGACTTTGTTAAAGATTCAGATTTAGGAATCAAAATTCTAGCTGGAATTGGATTACTTTGGATTTTAGGCACTTTATTTGAATTTCAGTTTGCATTCAGTGGTTTCTAATTATCACTAATTAAAAATTATCTGAATGGTTAGATGTTATAATGTTAATTATTTCTTTATAGGATATTATGAGTGATTTCGAAGTTCTAAAATACATGACAAGCTGCAAATCATTTATGGAAGATGTTTTAGGACTGACAGTAAAGGACTTCCATAATGAATGGATTAATGCAATGGAAGAGAGTGATCATCTTTGTCTTCTTGCACCAAGAGGACATGGTAAATCAACTATTGTAGAAGGATTTGTAGTATGGAATATATTACGTAATCCAAGAATAAGAATATTAATTGTATCAATGAATGCAAACAAGTCTGAAGACATGATGAATTTTATTAAGTCTTGTTTGGAATTAGAAAAAGTAACTGAACTATTTGGTGAACAAAAATCACCAACATGGTCAAGAAATAAAATAAGAGTTAAGAACCCAAAAGGTGGAATCCAACATAAAGAACCAACACTACAAGTGTTAGGTGTTACATCATCACAAATATCATCTCACTACGACATGATTATATTAGATGATGTTCAAGATAGGCAAAACGTTGCCACAGCAAATCGCAGAAAACAAATTCGTGACTGGTATAATACTGAATTATTAGAAATGTTGGAACCTGGTGGAAAAATTATTAATATTGCTACTCGCTGGCATGAGGACGATTTACATAATTATCTATCTGAAAAGTCAATGTATACTACATTGAGATATCAAGCTATAAATAAAGATACTAAAGAATCTTTATGGCCAGAGAGATTTACATATGATGATTTAATTGAATTGAGAGATGAACATATTGGTGCAACTGCATTTGCTATGCAGTACCAAAATGAAATTGTTCAAACTGAGGATTCACCAATTAAAATAGATTGGGTTGAATTTGCTCAGAATAATTGGAATCCAAGAAACATACCTAGCGAAACCGATAGGTACATTGGTGTTGATTTAGCATCAAAAAGTGAAGAGGGAGACTATTTTTCTGTAACAGTAGTAGCAAGAGACAAAGATAAAACATATTATGTTGTTGAAAATATACGTGATAAGGTGTCTATGAGTAGACAATTGGAAATAATCAAGTCATTAAGCGATAGATACGCACCTAAAAAAATAGGCATAGAATCAAATGCTACTCAGCGTATCATAACAGATGAATGGATGGAAAATACTTCATTGCCCATAGAACCATTAAAGTCATCATGGGTCAATGATAAGTGGTCAAGAATACAAAGATTAGCAGTATTGTTAGAAACTCATCGGATTAATATTAATCCTGACTTAGTTAATCTATGCGATGAATTAATTAAGTTTCCAAGAGGAGCACACGATGATTGTGTTGATAGTCTAGCATTTGCTATACAAGTATCTGGTGACCAACGAGATGTCGATTGGGATGCGGTAATTAATTCGGTGAAAACTAAAAAACGCAATCCATATGTTATGAAAATTTAGCTAGGAGGAAAATACAATGAGTGAGATTGAAATTGTATATATTGGGAGCAAACCAATATCTAAATATATCAATGCTGGAAAATGGGTACTAAATCAAGAAAAACCTGTTAGGTTACTTGGAAGAGGCAACAATATAAAAACCACTGTAGATGTTGCTGAGATTCTTAAACGTGACATAGAAAAGCCAGAAGTCTTTATAAATATTAAAAGTGAAGATTTCGAAGATAGAAAAGTATCTGTATTATCTATTGATATTTGTGGAAAAATTAAAAGTGAATAAAGATGGGAATTGTTGAAAATTTAGGAAAAAGTATAAATGGTCTATTCAGACCAAAAATAAGATACTATGATGAAAAAACAGGTAAACCAAAAACTACAGTAAAAACAGGTGATTCAAAAGGCTTTGGAGGAATGTCTAAAGCAGAGAGAACTAAAGAACAACTCCAAACATATTGGGATTATTATACTGGCGAAGGAACTTTATGGGCTGCAATTAATTCTGTAGCATATAGTACTGTAATGGTTGGCTATGATATCGTATCAAATGATGATGAAGCTAAGAAAATAGTAGAAAGATGGTGTAGAAAAGTAGATTTACAACAACATTTGTTAGATAATGTTACATATTCTCTTGTTTTCGGTGATGGATTCATGGAAATCATTGGTAATAAGAAAGGCGAACCATCAAGTTTAAAACCAGTAGATCCAAAAACAATGGAAATTGAGTTCGATAAATTTGGTATTGTACAAAATTATAGACAAAGTCTTGGATTGAGAGAAAAAGATAAGGTCCCAAAACTAGATAGAGAAAGAATATGCCACATTAAATTATTTTCGCAGCCAGATAAACCATATGGAATATCATTATTAAAAGCGAATATGGATGCTATCAATGATAAAGTTAGAGTAGATCAAGCATTAACTGCTGCCATATTGCGTCATGGTACATCAAAATTAGTATTTTCTGTTGGTTCAGAGAAAGATGGACAAATACCAGACTCAAATGTATTAGCTGCTATAGAAAAAGAAGTAGAAGACATAGACGAAAAAAATGAATTAATAGTACCCTGGAATGTTAATGTATATCCTATTGATGAAAAAGGTATACAAGGTGTTGAGGATTATTATGGTTTTAATCGTTCACAAGTTATTGTTGGGATGTTATGCCCAGAAGAAGTTTTAGGTCTAGGTGCTACAGCGACTAATGCAACATCAAAAACTAAAGCAATCTTATTTGAAAGAATGATTAGGTCATTTCAAAATAGAATATCAAGAACTGTTGAAGAACAGTTATTTAAAAAAGTATTACAAGCAAATGGATATAATATGGAAGATGAAGAAAATGAATTATATGTCCATATTAAATTTAAAGGAGTTACTTCTGAAGATGATGCAATGAATGCAAAATGGATGGGTAACTTAATTAGAGGATTCAGATCTTCTACAGTAAAACCATTTACCATAAATGAAATAAGAAAGAAATTCGGTGAACAAGAATTAGATATAGATGAAGCAAATACTATTTTATATGGTGAATTCGAAGAAGGTTCTGATAAAAACGAAAAACCAGATGAGGGTTCTGAAGAAGAACCTGATACTGGCGATGAAGTAGATGAGTCTGATGAATCTGAAGAAGAGGAAGAAGATAAAAAAGAGGAAGAAAATGACAAAGAAACTTAGAGTACACAATATAGACTTTGATTATGATACCAAAGTGTTTGGAAAGTCTACAGATGTAAGGATATATCATGATGCTGTAATGATAGCTCCTGGGTCACATACTGACTCAATAACTATGTCTCCTGTTGAATATACGCCTGAATTATTACAAAGAACAGTGAATAATATACAAGAAAATTATCTTAATATAGATCACTCCCATGAAACTCTTAAGAGAATTGGAAGATTTGTAAATCCTTATTGGGATGGAGAAAAAGTTAGAGCTGATTTATATATTTATCCTGTAACTCAGAATTCTAGAGATACAATAGAATTAATTGATAATGGATTAGTGAATTGGTTATCAGTTGAATTAATAACAGAAGATGGTTGGAATCATAATAACGAAAGATATGTCAAAGACTTAGAATATATTGGACTTGCTGTGGTTACAGCACCTGCTTGTCGTGAATCTAAGATTGATGACTTTGGTGAAGATCCACCAAATTGGTTGTATGAATAATGAAATCATTACATGTATCAGGATGTCCGTTTTGTGATATCTTTGAAAAGGAAAAAGTTCCTGTTGAATTATATTATCCTGAACATGATAAAATAAAAGAATTTGATGATTTTGTTATTGTGAAACTTAAAAAGAAACATTATGTTATATCAACAGACCATGTTGAGTCTGTAGGAAAAGAACAATGGGGAAGAATGTTATATAAATGTAGAGAATTATATGGCAATTCTACAAAATTAAAGATACGTAAATATCCAGTACAAGATCATTGGCACGCAGAGATTATTTACGACAAACATAATTTACCTGATTTAATAGATTTGAGGAATAAAAATGCCAAAAGTAAAACCAAATGAGAGTAAGGAGGATTTCATAAGTAGGTGTATACCTATTGTAGAATCTGAGGGAGAAGAACATAAGCGTGCAGTAGCTATTTGTTACTCAATTTGGGAACAACATGATAAAGATAAATAATAATATGTAATAATGTGATTATGTATATAAGAGGATAAAAAATGACAAAGCTAACTGAATTATTAAGATATGAAACTGCATCTGAATCTCAAAAGAAAAAGATTTTAGATTCATACTCATTCAATAGTTGCTTAGATAAAGGAGATAAAGAATTATTGTTATCTAGTGATTTTGATTCTGGTGAATTACTTAGAGAAGAAGTGTATAACGCGATTAATACTGGTGCTCAAAGACGACAAGTTATGAGAAAAATACTTCCTACGATACAAGTTAACTCATATCAAGTTAAACCAATTACTGGGACTAAACCATCTGGCAACTTGGCTCAAGAGATATCAGAAGGAAATAGTTTTCCAATAAAAACGAATACATATGCTAGTGGTGCAGTTAATACGAAACAATATGGATTAAGAAGTCAAATAACCCAAGAATTAATAGAAGATAAACAATTTGGAATTATTGAAGCAGAATTAAATAAACTTGGAGAAGCAATTGAAAATAAATTAAATGAAGTTGTTATCCAAAAATTAATTGATGACCATAATGGTACTACTCCATCAGATGTTGATGCAACTTCAGCTCCATTAAAATATGAACATATTGGAGATGCATACGAAGAATTAGGAACTCTAGGTTGGAAGCCAACAGATATTATCTTTAGACCAAGAGCAGTTGGACAGTTAATAACAAATACACCAAAAAATATAAATTATGATGGTGGAAAATTATTTGGATTAAATTCGTATGTATTAGATACACCAAGCGATGATTGGGTAGATAATGATGCATCTGGTAAATATTTTGGCATTCTATTAGATTCACAAAATTATGGATTTATAGCAATAAGAAAAGATATAACATTGGATGTATACGAAGAACCAGTTAATGACCTAACTAACTTCATAGTGAGTATGAGATTTGGAGTTGGTGTATCAAATGATGATGCTGCAGTGAGAATTTTAACTGTGTAATTAATTGGTGAACCATGACAAATCTAGAAAATCGTATAAAAAAACTTGAAGAAATATCTAAGAAATTAAATAAATATGAAAAACCCAAGTATCCATTTTTGGATACATTATTCGTATTCCTTGACCATTTAGAAACTGCTACTTTAATAACAGATTGTGACGACAATATAATACATGCAAATAAAGGATTATTAGACTATTTAGATACTTTGGATATAAAACTAGATTTAGATAGCAATGTTTCTTGGTGGAAACAATTTGGTTGGGAATGTAATCCATCAACTAAAAATCTAATAACGCAAGAATGCATAGATAAGAAAAGAGTAGTTTCACATGATGTTCCATCTAGATTAGTTGATGGTCTTGTATATAAAGTTATGTGTATACCTCTAAAATATAATGGTGTAGCTGCTGTTTTATCTATAATATTAATAAATGATGTTTAAATATGACTAATGATGAAGAACGATGGATAGATTTAGCTGAATGGCGTGGTCAAACAATATCTGCAATGAAATCTATATCTAATGAACTGAGAGAGATAAAAGCAGAACAGAAGTGTCTAAGAAATGAATTCAATAGATATAATAAGAATTTAACTGATTTAAGAGTTAAAGTTGCTGGAATATCGGCTACGATTAGTTTCATTGTCACAGTAACAATGGCTTTCATAGTAGGATTGATTTAATGAAAAATATAGATGTAGTAGTTAAGGGCCCATTAAACTCTCTACAAAAGAAAGAATTAGATTATAAACTAGAAAAATATCTTAAAGACTTTTCTCCAGAAATTATAATTTATAATGAAAATGATAATGAAAAACATATAGAATTTGATTTAAAGGGCGACTTTGACGTAGTAAAAAAATCAAATGAAGGAAAACGAATCATTGCAGGATATGCAAGTGTAGCTGTAGTTGATGATGATAATCAATTCATACCACCAAACGTATTAGAAGAAGGACTCAAATCATTATTAGATGATGAAAGTTATGCTAATGTTATGGTAGTTCATAAAAATATTCAAATTGGTAAAATACTCCAAGAGTATAATGACCTAAGAACACGAGTAGATGATAAAGGATTATATATTGTTGCTGAGATTAGAAATGATTTAGAATCCGCTCAAGGAATTTGGAGAAAAATAGTATCAGGTGTAATGAAAGGGTTTTCAATTGGTGGAGAAATTATTGAGAAGCATAATCATTGTGATGAAGATAAGTGCTATGAAATAATTGATAAGATTAACTTATTTGAAGTTTCTGTTTGTAGTAATCCAATAAACAAATCTTCTGGATTTGAGATTATTGCAAAATCAGATGTATGTAAAGAATTTGATAATAAAGATGATAAAATGACTAAAAAAGAAGAACAAGATGATGAAATCTGTGAAGATTGTAAAGACGAAAAAGTAGAAAAGGCAGAAGATCAAAAAGAAGAAACCGTTGAGGAACAAGCAGATGATAATGTCGAAGAAACAACTAAAACAACTGAAAAAACTGAAGAGTCTGATGCAGAATCTACAGAAGTTACTGATGAAGATGAAGCAATTCAAGGATTAGACAAAATCATTGATAGAATGAATGAAATGTTTGCGACCATGGAAAAGTCTATTGTTGAAAACGTTCAAGAAACAATGAAATCTATGATTGAAGAAAATCCAGTTGAAGAACAAGTAGAAGAGAAATCAGATAAAGTAGAAGAAACTGAAAAATCAGATGATGACAACAAAGACGACGGAAAAGAAATTCAATATGCCTTAAAAGCTAGAGACGATGCAATTAAAGGATATGAAGAAAAAGTCAAAGAACTCGAAGCTCGAATTAAAGAATTAGAGAAGATCGAGGAAGAACCACAAACTACATCTGAAGCAGAAGAAGAACATCTTGAAAAAGATACTGGAATTATTATTAAACATGGTAGGATTTATAGGAAATAAAACTTCTTATAATATGTGTAAATTTATTTAATAATGTTAAATATAATATAGGTGATATATTATGGCAATGAGTTTTTCAGCAATTAGCAACGAGGATATCCTCGTAGAAGAAACTTGGAATGCTTGTAATTTCAAGGCTTCTGGAGCAATCAAAGCTGGACAAGCAGTAGAATTTTATGCAGAAAGAACTGGAACTGGTGTTCCTTTTGTTAAAGAATCTTCAAAAGATCATGGATCTACGCCAGGATCATCCAATGCATTTATTGGTGTTGCAGCTTACACTGCTTCAAATGAAGATGATATCGGGATTTACACTACAGGTAAAGTTACTGTTCGTGCATCTGGTTCTATTACTGCTGGAGATAAAGTGAAAGCAGTATCTAAAGGATATTTCCAAACACAACATACTGCTGCGTCTGGAACTGCTTCTGGTGACTACTATCAAGGTGTTGCATTAGAAACTTTCACTAGTGATGAAGCTGGTGTAATT